GTACAGGAAACTGGTCAGGACAAGCTTCAGGAGTAGCTACAACTACATTAGCTGCTAACATTGCAGATGTAAGTACCACAAATATTACCCTTACTGATTCAACAGCTTTTCCTACTTCAGGAGAAATTAGAGTAGGAACAGAAGATATTTCTTTTACCGCTAATGATACTACCACAGGAATTTTAAGTGGAGGGGCTAGAGGAGTGAATGGAACGACAGCACAATCCAGCTCTTCCTCACCATCGACTCACAGCTCCGGTGATACTGTAACCGATATTTCAGATTACGTTGCATGGGGCGAAGCATCCTCAGCCGACTATACGATTGAACCAGGACTCTGGGTTCTGGATAACTATGGAACAATATTAATCGCTCTTATATATAATGGAGCTTGTTATCAGTGGGATGCAGCTGCATCTAACCCAACAGCAACTAGAGCCACGGTCATGTCTAATGCACCTGCTAAATCAAGACACGTTCTGGTTTCACCAACCGATCGACACTTAATCTTTTTTGGAACGACAACTACGGTGACAGATTCTACTACACAAGACGACATGTTTATTCGATTCTCTACTCAAGAGAGTATTAATGACAGTGATTCCTATACGGTAACGGCCAACAATACCGCTGGTACACAACGACTTTCTAATGGATCTAAAATCATGGGAGCCACGAGAGGACGAGATGCAATTTATATTTGGACTGATAACTCTATGTATCTAATGAGATTCGTAGGAGCTCCTTTCACCTTTTCTTTTGAACAAGTAGGAACGAACTGTGGACTGATGGGTAAGAACTCGGCTGTCGAAGTAGACGGAGCTGCGTACTGGATGTCTGAAAACGGCTTCTTTAGTTATTCAGGTCAATTAGAATCAATGCCATGTCTCGTTGAAGATTATGTTTATGATGATATCAATACGGTAGCTAGAAATTTAATTTTCTGTGGCTTGAACAATCTATTTACTGAGATCAGTTGGTACTATGCATCTAATGGATCTGATGTTTTAGATCGTGTGGTAACTTATAACTATATGGAATCTATCATTGCTAAAAAACCGGTATGGACTACTGGATCGTTAGCACGAACAACATGGGCTGATTCTTCTTTGTTCGGTAAACCTCATGCTACGGCTTACAGCACAAGTGATAATGCATCCTTTGATGTTTATGGTAATACCGATGGAACAAGTATTTATTATGAACACGAAACAGGAACCGATCAAGTAGATGCTGGAGGAGCTATCACTGCGATCACAGCCAATATTACTTCAGGAGATTTTGATATTACTCAGAGAAGAGGACAAAAAGGACAGGTCATTGGCATGCCTGATCTAAGAGGAGACGGAGAATACACTATGAAAATTAGAAGATTTATTCCTGACTTTATTAGTCAGACAGGTAATACCCAGATCACTTTATTCCTTAGAGATTATCCTAATGATTCAGCTTCAGGCTCTCCATATGGACCCTTTACAATTACGAGTGCCACTGATAAAGTAGATACACGTGCCAGGGCTCGGGGAATAGCTATAAAGATAGCCAATACCGGAGCATCACAAAACTGGAAACTTGGTACGTTTAGATTAGATATTCAACCTGACGGGAGAAGATAATGGCAACAGATTACAGAGGATTAGCATTCGGACAACAATACTTTCCTGAGGAAGAAAGCGTAACAGGAACAGTATTTCCAAACGAACCATTCCTTTATGGTGATTTAAATCCTTATAGATCAGAAACAGAAAAATTTAGAACAAGATTTGATCCTACTCAAATACAAGCAGCCCCAGAAAAAACAGGAATTATGAAAAACCTATGGGAAGGAACAAAAGATTTTGCTTCAAACTTTAGTCCAACAGGAATTCTTAATACACTTACTAGAAGACAAGGAGCTGACCAAAGCTTTGGAGGATACCCTGGAGGATGGGAGTCTCGAGCAGGATTATTTCCTAACGAAGTCACT